TGTTAGAAGACTTTCAGTGGTTAAAGATCCAGAGGCAAAATCACGAATAATCGCGATTTTTGACTACTGGTCTCAAGCCTGGTTAAAACAGATACATAGTATCCATTTTAACTTTCTAAAAGTCATTCCAACTGATAGAACATTCACACAATGTCCTACTATTACTAATAAACCATTAGGACATAAATATTACTCTTTCGATCTAAGTGCTGCGACTGATAGATTCCCAATAACATTTCAAGAAATGTTTATTAAGGAATGTTTCGGTGAGCAAACAAGCTTAGCTTGGAGAATGATATTAACAAGTTTTCCATTTTATGTACCGTGGGAAGACAAAACAATTACTTATAATTGTGGTCAACCCATGGGTGCATATTCATCTTGGTCCACTTTTACGCTATCACATCATGTTATATTACATTATATACATCACAAATTGAATCTTAAAGAATATTTCTATATGATTCTAGGTGATGATATTGTAATATACCATGATGAAGTAGCAAAAATGTATCAAGATATAATGAAACAACTTGATGTCGGGATCTCAATCCCAAAATCATGCATATCTTCAAATATGTACGAATTTGCGAAAAGGATCTTTATTAATGGAATAGAAGTTAGTGGGATCCAAATAGGGGGTTTATATAATAATATTAATAAATATCATCTCTTATATCAATCGATATTTGAGATTATTCATAATAGAAATTATATTCCTCATGGAATGATATCAATCCCGGAAGTTTTTAGAAAACTATGGGAAGTTATGAATAAAGATAGAAAAGTAACTCAAAACTTAGTTTCGAGAATTACTTTATTACATAGTTTTAATAAATACCTTTTAGGAGATAAAACTCTTCTGGAGGAGTATCTAGTAAAACTATATAGTAATTACGAGGGACAACTTCATTTTCATGATGTTGTTGACCTAAATAATTATGTTTATCTTTCAATCATTTCTTCTATAGAATCTAAACAAGCAGAGTTTATCAACTTTGCGGATGATTTAATTAAATCACCGGAAGTTGTTAATCCAGCTACTTGGGGATTGGTTGATTCGTCAGATATATGGACGTCGCCGATCTGGTTCATAACTCAGACTCCTTTAATGAGAAGTTTGGGAAATGTGATTGATGCCATAAGTAGAGCTAGAAAACTAGACTCGTTTAAGGAAATGATTGAAGTGCTTGCACTTCCATCACCATCAGTCTTCCAAGATCGTGCTTCCACAAGACTTATCGGTGCCAAAGCAAAATTAGCTAAAAGATTTTTAGCAGAATTTGAAGCTTCGGTAATCCGAGGTCAACCAGCCACTATGCCAAGTATTAATCTTGGAGGTTCCGTATTGAGAAAAGCTAGTAATGATATAGACGTAATGATTCGATCAACTGATCGTCATATTGGTCTATTACCAGGTCCACAATCGCAACCACCTAAAATGACTTTTTCAAGTAACATAAACGACTATATCTAAGATATATTACGTTTTATTAAGTGAAAATAGAAAAATGTTTCCATTTTTAGTACTTCTAGTTTACCAATTATTAACTCTATGTTATCTATATATGTAGCGTAAGCTACGATTTATCATGGGCTAATGGAATGGTAAGAGAATTAATCTCTTTAACAATCCCATGTGCTCCATAGTGATAAAAGGTATATCACGCACATGATAATATATAGAATTAACAATCAATATACTATTTTCCGGTCTAGTCGAAATTAGGTCAAGAGTAATCTTGATCTAGGGGTGACTGGACATCTTCCGCCTTAGA